ATGCGCTCAAGAAGGCGTTGGACCGCAAGTTCATCGTCAACAGCATGCCGCCCGTCAAAGCGGTCATCAAGATGATCGACGCCTTCATCGAGAAGGGTACGGCTCCCAAGTACGCCTCGGTGGACCGTGTCGTGGATCGTTTCCTCGGCATCAACACAGGGACGTGAGCCATGGCTTTCGCCAAATACGCCAACGCTGCGGTCATCAAGCCTATCGTTTCGCTATCCATGTGGGACGAGGTTCGTTCGACATCGTTGGCGTTGGGTTCCGCTTTCGACAAGCGTGAGGCTCGTTCGGCGGCCCTTCAGAAGTTCGACCCTCAGCAATACATGCTGAGCCACTGCACCATCATCGCCTCGGTTGACACCGAGATCGGCCCTGGCAAACTGGGTCGGCAGTTCGAAGGTGGTCAGCAGATCAACCGCAAGTACGCGGACTACCTGATCACTCCGCAGACGTCGAAGTACGTCAACAACAACCAGGACAGCTGGGAACGCAAGCTGCTTCTTGGCACGTTCCGTACGTTCATTGGTGGCCAGAACTACGTCGAGCATCTACAAATCCCCGAGCTGTCCAAGGGCCGCATCATCGACGCGGCTGCTCGAGACATCGGCGATTCAATCTACGTCGACATCCTGGTTGCGACGGAGCTGAAGCACAAGCCGTTGGTTGCGGCCATTCAGGCTCGAGAGCTTCAGACCTTGTCGATGGGTTGCACGGTCGGCTACACGATCTGCTCCAACTGCGGCAACGTCGCTGAAGACGAAACTCAGCTCTGCAAGCACATCCGCTACGCCAAGGGCAACACCTATCTCGACGGCTTGGGCAAGGTTCGCAAGATAGCTGAGCTTTGCGGACATCATACGGATCCTCAGAGCGTCAAGTTCATCGAGGCGTCTTGGGTCGCCAATCCGGCTTTTACGGGTGCGGTGTTGCGAAACATCCTGACGCCGCAAGAGATCTCAGCGCTGGGCCCGCGAATTCAGGTCGCCTACTCGCTGCCGTCTCCGACGGTGGATGAGACGCAGATGCAGAAGGCCGCTCGAGATGAGCGTGTGATGCGTCGTCTCAGCAACCCGGTAGCTCGCCGTCAGCTCGTTGCCGACGAGACTGAGAAGAAGCCTGAAGCGGAAGCCGACAAGGGTTCTGAGGGAGGCTTCGACTTTGGCCAGGGTGGTCAATTCGGCGGAGACTCTGAGGACAAGGGTCAAGACAAGGGTGACGGCGTTGACAAGGCTGTCGATGAGTACGCGGAGCTGGTCAAGGAGAAAGCCTTGGACAAGCTCCGTGGTGAACTCACGCAGAAAGAGCTGGCCCCTCGTGCGGATCTGAGTGAGAACCGCAACAACACCCTGATACGTGAGGCCTCCAAGAGCGAGGCTTGGCGCAACATCGCAAGGGTTGTGATCGCAAGGGTCAAGGACCCTGTACTTGCACGCAAGCTCGTTCTCGGCCTGATTCTCTTCAAGAAGGGTGGCTGGAACGCAGTTCGTGAGGGGAATTCTTTCTCAGGCCGCGAAGTACTCGCAATCTCTCGGTTTTTGGATGAATTTGAGGGAGCGCGTATGGCGGGTGAGTCCCGCATCTACCGCACTGTTTTAGCGGCTGGTGGAACAGCCGCATATGGAGATTTACACGGATTTCTTGCGGCATGTCGCCGCATTTTGGGCAGGGGACTCACAGCGACCGAGGAAGACGCTCTTGTCACCAAGGGTCGTCTCTACGACCTCGGATCGTCGTGATTCTCTTTATTGCCTAACGGAAGTGCATTCACCGCTCGGTTCGCCGAGAAAACGGCAGCTCACCGCCCTGAAGAGTGAGATCAGAAAGGTGACCCTGTCATGCGCGAACGAACCACCTGGAGCCGTAGCGTGATCGCTGCCGACAAGAAGGCAGATGACCCGCGTGCGATGAACCAAGACCATCTCAAGCAGCAGCCCGCTGCCGACGCCTATGTGACGGGCACTCCTTCGGACTTTGCCGAAGACGTCGCCCCCAGCAACTGGAAGGCGGAGTACAGCGGCGGCGAGGTCAAGCGCAACGAGATCGGCCAGCCCGAGATGCGCCCCGAGACCTTCAACCACTCCGAGAAGACTGCTGCTCAGCAGGCTGAAGAGGAGCTGGAGAAGAAGGCGAACCTCTGCATCAAGTACGCGAGTCTCGTCCTCCCGAAGACGGCTTCGGAGCGCATGCTCGAGGATCAAGCCCTCGCGTTCATGCACCTCCCCGACGCCGTGCTGATCGATTCCTACAACCGCCTCGCTTCGCAGGACCAGGGTCAGCAGCAGGATCAGGGCAAGCAAGCCCAGGATCAGCAGCAGGCTCAGCAGGAAGGCAAGCAGGCCGGTGAGGTCCCCCCTCAGTTCCTCGAGAACATGAAGAAGAAGGAAGATGGGGACGACAAGGGCCAGGACAAGAAGCAGGCTCAGGACCAGTCGCAAGACCAGGGCCAGGGTCAGCAGCAGGAAGGCAAGCAGGCCGGCGAAGTTCCTCCTCAGTTCCTCGAGAACATGAAGAAGAAGGAAGACGGCGGCGACGACAAGGGTCAGGACAAGAAGCAGGCCCAGGATCAGGGTCAGCAGCAGTCCGGCGACGAGCAGAAGAAGCAGGCGGCTGACAAGCTGGCAGCTCTCGCTCGTGCAGCTTGCGACGCCATGCAGCAGGGCGACATGGCCCTGGCTCAGCAGCAGATTCAACAGATGGTTCAGCAGGCTCAGGGCGGCCAGCCCCAGCAGATGATGAGCCAGCAGCAGATGGACCAGATCCAGCAGATGGTCCAGCAGGCGATGCAGCAGCAAGCTCCGGCCCCGCAACAGCAGGCTCCGGTGATGGCTTCTGACGACGCCCTGCTCAACGACATGCTCAACGCCGACGTCTCGGCTCGTCCGGTGATGGCTTCGGCCGGCGCCGCTTCGATGGACATCGAGCTTCAAGGAGCTGAGATGGACGTCGGTGGGACGCACCTGGCTTCGGATGACGAGGCGCTCACGGCTCTCTTCGCCAGCAGCCCGGAAGTTCAAGAAGCGGCTCACGCTTACGCTCTCCAGACCGGTACTCCGGTCACGGCGAGTGCCGGCATGACTCGTACGGCAGCGACTCGCACGGTGGGCACTCGCCCCTCGGGTGGTGTTGCCAGCCTTGGTGGCGCAGCTCCCGCAACGAGCGGTGGCGGCGACGTCGAGAAGCTTGCCGGTCTTTGGCAGTCGGCTCCGGATATCAAGAACCTGTTCTGATTTCTGAGACGACTCCCAACCCCCAAATCCAGATTTAGATCCGTCAACCCCAGCAAGTTCAAAAAAGTAACTAGGAGACAGCATCATGCCTATGGCTCAAGGACAGGGCTCGGGTGACTTCAGGGAGACTTCCGGTCGTGTTCAGATTTTCCACGTGGTGACCCGTAACAGCTACGGCGTCCTCTCGGCGGACTCTTTCACGCAGAACAACCCCCCGATCGTCGCCAGCACGCACACCAGCACCACGCTCAGTGGCATCACGAAGAAAGGCGTCTTGGGCGCCAGCGTTGCATTCTCGCGTTATGACGCGGGCAATGGTTTCCACGGTGGCCCCGTGCAGATCAGCGCCGCCAACGACGTGTTGATTCGCCCGCTCGGCATCTTCATCAACGACGCGGTGGGCAACGCCTTCGAGAACACCCCTGGTGTTGCCTCGAATCGCGGTCCGTACCTCTGCGGATCGGGCACCACGATTGGTGTCACGCTCTGGGAATCTCAGGTTCAGGTCGCCAGCTCCAACGCCGTTACGTACAACGTCGGCGACAAGCTGTACGCCTCGATCAACGGTTTCCTCACCAACGTGGTGGGTGACGCCTACGAGAACTCGGGCGGACTCACCAACACCAGCCCGACGCTCATCGGTATCCTCAAGGTGGTGCCGGACGCCAACAACTCGCTGATGGTGCTCGACCTCCGCGTCTGAGCGGAGAGACCACGGCTTTCAAGGGAAGTTCCTGCAAGGAAAAAGTCATGCCTCAGCAAATCAGCAACGAAGTCAAGCAGCAGATCATCAGCGAGTACATCAAGACGGCCGCCGGTCGTCAGAAGCTCGCTGCTTCGATGATTCAGCCCCTCCGCCTCCGCCGCGACTACACCGCGGTGGGCCGCAAGACCTTCTTGGTCGAGCAGCTCCCCGACGGCGCGCTTCCGATCTACGACAAGGATCCGGAAGTCACGGCGTTCGTGGTCGGCGAAGAAGGCCAGAACATCCTGGCGATCCAGAAGCCGCGTCGTGTGATCTTCCCGTTGTTCGAGGTCGCCTCGAACCCGGAGATCCCGCTCACGCAGATCAAGGAGCGTCGTTTCGACCTGATCGAGCGCAGCCAGGACCTGGCGAAGGCTCAGATTCAGGCCGCGGAAGACGAGCGCGTGTTCGCCGTCCTCGACAGCATCGCTGTCTCGGGCTTCGACACCCTCGCCGGCCAGACGAACCCCGACGTGGCCGTGGTTGCCCCGATCTCGCCGAGCGTCCTCGCGGACGCCTTCGCCGAGGTCGAGCGTCACGACCTGCGTGTGGCTCGCATCTACATGAACGCGGTCGACTACGCGGACATCCGCAAGTTCGGTCGCGACATCCTGGACATCGAGAGCCAGGCGACGCTGCTCAAGACTGGTCTCCAGGCGACCCTCTGGGGCGCCCAGATCATCACGAGCCGCCTCGTGCCTCCGGGCTTCGTGTACGTGTGCGCCGAGCCGGAGAACTTCGGCCGCTTCCCCGTCCGCACGGAACTCACCGTGCTGTCGGCGGACGACCCGAAGGCTCGTACGATCGGCTTCAGCTGCTTCGAGAACGTGGGCATCGGCGCCTTCAACCCCCGTGGGTTGACCCGCCTGGTGGTCACGCGCCTCTGATAGCCGCGTAGCTCCACGGTTGTGGTGAAAGCCGTCTGGGAAACCAGGCGGCTTTCGTCTTTTGTGGAGGCGCCATGTCAGACGTAAACGGGACGGTCGTAGCAATTCAAGGTGTGCCGGTCAGCACTACGTCACCCAACGACGGGGAGAATCTGACTTTCAATGCCACGGCGGGTGAGTGGCAGCCGAAAGCCCCGCCTCCACCGGCTCTTCAGCCTTGGACCGGAAGCGTCAACACCCAACAGCAGATCATTCAACGCATCCCTTGGACGTGCCGCACGAACGGCACCACGTCTTCGTCAACGGGTGTGTCGGTCACTCTGCCCACCGACACTGCCGCTTCGTTTAGCGTGAACCTGATCTACCGTCTTCCCACATCAAGTGGGGCTGTAGCTCAACACGTCGTTCTGTCGGTCGCCAACAACTCAGGCACCATGACTTCACCTGGAGGCGGTGGTGGCTATGCCACGGCTATTACGGGAACCGTGCCGCAAACGAATGGAGCTACTTTTGAATTGGACGTCAGTGGAACCACTGCAACACTAAAGGTGACCTTCTACTCGGCCCAACCTGGAGTTGATGTGGACCTTCAGGGCTACGTTGACCTCATGGTCATCTGAAGCTTTCCTTTTATTCCCGACCCTTCATGAGGATCTATGGTCACCACAGCTAGCGTGATTGCTCGTTTCAAAATGGCTGGGATCGCTGAGATCACCAAAGCTGTGCTTCGAACCTACAGCGACAGTGGGCAGGAGAAGGCCATCATCTCCTGGAAGGACACCAAGGGTAAGGCCGGCACAACCGAAGGGGACCCCAAGAATGGGCACATGAAAGCCCTCTTGGATCGGGCCAAGCGTGAAGGCGTCAAGGTCACCAAAGAGACCTGGTAACTGGTGTAGAGGATGAGGTGCCCTTGGAGACCCTCATCAAGGAAATGAAGCCCGAGACCGTTGAGGACCGTTTGAGCCGTCTGGAGAAAGACCTCCAAGACCTGCGGTCTCGCCACAACGCCTTGTTGCGCTACTTGGGCATCGAAGAGTTCGAGAACACGGGCGATCTGAAAGCTCGATCGACGATTCCAGCCCCTCCGCCCCCACCGGACAGTGAGCCGCCGTCGAAGCCGGTGTAAGACGTCTGCATGACGCCCGCCGCGCTGGACTTGAACGGCAAGTCCCGTGACGACCTGTTGAAGCTGAAGGCCCTGCTCGAATTGGAAATAGGTGCCATGCGGACCAAGATCCAGCAGGCACAGGTCCGAGCGAGGCAAATTGGCGACTATGCCAGCCCCGCTTGGTGGGGACGGGTGCATCAAGCTCGACGTGCGTTGGGCCGACAAGTGCAGCAGGTGCAGCTAGAGCTGGGTCGACTGAAAACATCGAGGGCCAAGAGCGTTGCCGAACACTTCCTCGACGTGTGCCGAGAGCGTATGGGCAACGACCCCAACTTCAAGGTCTACTTGGAGACCGCTAAACGGAGAGCCCTGTGATGCATGAGTCGTGGAAGCAGCACCTTGCTGGAGAGTTCCAGAAACCGTACTTCCTACAGCTGGCCGAGTTCGTCCGAGAAGAACGGAAGAAGCACACGATCTTCCCCGCCGCTGGCGATGTCTTTCAGGCGTACGAGCTGACGCCCTACGACAAAGCGAACGTGGTCATCCTCGGCCAGGATCCCTACCATGGGGCGGGACAGGCCCATGGCTTGAGCTTCTCGGTGATGCCCAACGTGAAGGCGCCCCCAAGCCTCCAGAACATCTTCAAGGAGCTAAAGAGCGACTTGGGCATCCCCACACCCAAGCAGGGCTTCTTGGCTTACTGGGCGGCTGGGGGCGTGATGCTGCTCAACGCCACGCTGACGGTTCGGGCACATGAGCCAGGATCGCATCAAGGCAAGGGTTGGGAGACGTTCACAGACGAGACCATTAGGGTCTTGAATCGTCGAGAACAACCGGTCGTGTTCGTTCTGTGGGGGAAGTACGCTCGGGACAAGAAGGCCCTCATCGACACACGGCACACCATCATCGAGTCGGCCCATCCGTCGCCCATGTCGGCCCACAACGGGTTCTTTGGCTCGAAACCCTTCTCCAAGGTCAATGCGGCTTTGGAAAAGAACGGTCTGCCGCCTATCGACTGGGCGATCTAGATCATTTTATCGGCGGGGCCCAGTAAAGGCCATGTCGTCGATCCGGAACCTGATTCAGCGTTATCGTGCCGTGGGTCAGGACCCTAGCCAGGGTTGGCTGGAGGATCTGGATGGTCCCAGGCCGAGGATGCCCACAGCGAAGCGGGTAGCGTCTCGCTACAAGGCTGCGCTGGACGACGCCTTCAAAGACGCGGCCTACCAATTTCTTCGAGAATCGAAGTTCTCTTGGCTCGTCATGGGGATGGCGACTGAAGCCAAGAAGACTGGCGAACACTTCGGCATGAAGGACGCCGCAAAGGTCCTCAAGGCTTGGTTCGATGGTCGCAAGCCCGAGGGCTCAAAGGAAGAGGCTGGGTACCGATACATTCAGGGTGGGGCTGGCAAGCTCCTGATGAACGGGCTCATCAAGGGCGTGCAAGAAGCGCTCAAGGCCACAGGCGCTCGAGTCGGCCTCAAGGATGTGGGAGAGGCCATCGTTGCGTTCGCTGAGGACAAGTGACGTTTGCCAAGCGGGTCGTTGCACGCTTCAAGCGTGAGGCTGTGATTCGCAAGGAGCACGGCGAGTACTGCGTACGCTCTCCCAACAACCCTGATTGGAACGGCGGCTGCTACCCTTCCAAGGGGCAAGCTGAGAAGCGGCTGCACGAGGTCGAGTACTTCAAGCGGCAGTCGTATGACCGACGAGTTGCCCGAGAGCTGAACTTGGCAGAGTACGGTCTGGAAGGTCTGCGTACAGGCCAACCCGTCACGCTCTACCACGGCACCACACGAACGTTCCGTACGTTTGACATGGGACAGACTCGTGAGGACTTGGTCAACCAGTACTACGGTCGAGGCATCTTTCTCACGCCATCCAAGCGAGTTGCCGGCAAGTATGCCGATGCAAATCGGAACATCGGTTTTCCTCCGAGCATCATCGGGGATTTGGGTCGAAGGAATCCCGTAGCCGGGAAGTTCATGCAGTCTCTGTACGACCATGGTCCGGATGGTTGGGAGATCTTCTGGAAGGAAAACGGGTTCTGGATCACGGACGACCCCAAGTTTCCTGAGGGCCGACCCGACATCCCTGCCTTCGATGCGGCGATTGGTGGGATTGATTCGA